CGGCGCTTCTTCGGGCTCGGGGCCCATGTCCAGCTCATCGTCCTCAGACACGTACTCCTCTGTTAAGCGAGTAACAAAGCCATCAGCCAGCTTATTCATGTTGGCATATTTCATCATATTGCGAATTTCATTTTCTGTAAGAAGGTTTTTCATAAACACAGTACTCCTAGCGTCTTTTATAAATAGTAGTTAAGTTTTTATAAAGCAAATTTTTAATCACGGTCAAAATGCTTCTTTATTTTGTGCAAGATCTTGTCTTCTAGCTGCTTTATTCTAACATAGCTCAAGCCCAAGCGATCTCCGATTTCGCGAAGAGTCATTGGCCCGTTGATGTTAACACTTTCAAGCGTACAGTTTAAATCTTTACTATAGCTTATCCAGTATCTGCATTCTTCTACCGGGCATTCTACGTTTAATCTTTTGCATGTTTCTAGGCACTTTCTCATAATTCGGGGTGCTCCATTTCAATTATATCAAAAATATCATCTAGCTCGTCCTTGTCCAAGCCAAAATTAAGTGAGGCTTCTGTTGACGCGGCGTGCATCTTCTTTATATATTCTCTCTTGGGCTTGCCCTGTATCACGTGCAGCTCTTTGAAATTCTCTATAAAAGACAAGATATTTGAATCACTTTCTAGATATCCTGTAATCATCATTCTAAAGAACTGAGATTGGCTTAAGTTGTCGTACTGACATCTTATTCGCAGCTGCGCTTGGCGGTCTTCCGAATCATAAAACATGAACTTCTTTCTGGTTTTTGGATCGGGCCTTGTGGGATCTTTCAACCGTTCCTCCAAAGAATGTGCGTGTTACTTTCTAATTGTGCTGCGCTTGACTGTAAGATGAAATGTCTCTTACTTTGAAGTTCTTTAATGCTTCGCACGCCTGTATAAGACAAGCCGCTACGAATGCCACCATCGATATCTTTAAGGATATCATCAACGGACCCCTTATAAGGCACCATAGTTGCGACGCCTTCTGGAGTGGAGCTTTTCCCCCTCCAATCTCGTTGGGCCTCCTTCGACGCCATGCCTCTGTATTCCTTGTACTTTTCGCCCTTCGCACCCACTAGGACCTCGCCGGGTGTTTCGTCCGTGCCTGAAAGCATTGAGCCGATCATTATAAAATCAGCGCCTGCTGCTAGGGCCTTCACCATGTCACCTGTTGTTTTAATGCCGCCATCAGCAATGATTTTGGTATCATAACTAGTCTTCGAGCACTCCAAAACACTTTGAAACGTGGGTACCCCGTGGCCGGTCACGATTCTCGTAGAACAAATAGAGCCGCCGCCGATGCCGACGCGGATTGAGTCCGCGCCCCACTCTGACAGAGTCTCGAAGGCCTCAAGTGTCGCGACATTCCCAGCCATAACATGGACAGCCTCCCCAAACAAATCTTTAAGTTTCTTAAGACAGCCTTCCATCATCTTGTGGTGGCCGTGGGCAACATCGACACAAAGAATACTTGCGCCGGCAGAATAAAGAGCAACAGCGCGGTCCTGATAGTCTCCTGACATTCCGATGGCTGCAGCAATCTTTTCTTGACGCGATACATCTTTGATATACGACACCATCTCCACTTGCTCAGGAATGGTGTTGTATCTGTGTATTATCGCTAGGCCGCTGTTCTTATCCATCGCCAGGGCCATCATCGTTCCTGAGACAGTGTCCATGGGCGAAGCAATCACCGGAAGTCTAAAATTGTGTTTACCCAACTGGGAGCTGGTATTCACCTCGCGCCTGGACTTAATATCACTCAGCTGCGGGACCAGCAGTATATCATCAAACGAATATGTTTGTTTCACTTTAAAGTCTCCAAATATCTCTGCAAGTACCAAATCGCCTTTTCTATATCTTTTTTCGGCTCGCCCTTCATGTTGTGCCGTGCGACGTATTTAATCACGTTGCCGCAATGAAAGCCTAGGCCCCAATCTTCAATAATATCAATAACTTCGTGCTGGCCTTGGTTGTAGTGTTTTGGGTGGTCAACTTTCGAAGCGGGCGCAGGGGCCGGATCTCTAAACTGCAAGTCCTTATAGGGGTCCTGGTTATATACAATGTCAGGCTCGCTAGGCATGGAGCCTTGATGGGGCCAAGGACTTTTGACCTTCTTAACTAGCTCTCTCCACTCTTCTTTGCTTATCTTCATTTATTAAAATCCGTGCCCGATGCCATCATTGAGGGGGTTCTCGCTGGCCGGCTTGATATCCGTACTTCCCAAAGCACCGTGGCCTCGGTCGCTCATAGTAATAGGATACCAATCATAAAGACCGCCATCGACGCGCTCAAGGGCTCTAAAGTGAACGACGGGGACCATAACTAGCTGTGCAATCTTATCGCCGGCGGCGATGTGTTGCACCTCAGTTCCAACATTGTGTAAGTCGATGAAGACTTCTCCATCATAGCCGCTGTCGATGATGTGGGCTCCGACAACAAGAGAGCGCTTGGCGCCCATGCTAGAACGATTACATACTTGCAACATATAGCCATGTGGAATTCCAAATGTCAATCCCGTTGATAGAAGCTGGCTTTCGCCCGGCTTAATCGTCGCCACGGAGACGTTTGGGTCTCTAGGACAATAAAAAACGTCCAGCCCAGCATCGCTGGGGTTCGAGCGCATCGGTGGCCTTGCATCAGGCCTCATTTTATATTCTAAAATCATTATAATACTCCATTTTCTTTCTCTACTTGTTCGATAATTGATTGAGCTTTGTTCCAGCAATCTGGACAATATAGTCTTACAACTTTTTGCTCCTCTCTCACGATCACATTCCATGTCGTTACGTGCTCTTTCGATTTTTTATCAAAAGGCGCAGCACACGCTGCACATTCGTCGTCAAGCATATCAAACATCATTAGCTTCTTGGCCATTTGCTTTTCTGCTTTCTTCTGCTTTTTTAAGACGTTGCGCGCCATTTTTCTTTTTAAGCTTCCCACTAGCCTAGCATCCTAAACGTGTGGCGAATTGATCGGGTGCTAAACCCCCAGTCTTCGCTATATTGAAGCTTTGCGGCATAAGGCCTGTTGATGTAAATATGATCATCATCTTTAATCCCCCAGCACTTAATAGAGCTTGTCGTTGAAGTGTCGTCGATGACCTTGACAATCCAATAAAGCTTGTCATTTTTAGTTTTCTTGGGAATGATTTCTCTCGGTATGAACCAAGAGATGCCCAAATCCTCATCGTAGTTGCCCAGCGGCGGGACCATGTTTCTGTTGATGGCCTCTCGGATTCTCTTAGTCAGGACCAAATCGAAAGGAAACATACCAGTAAGAGAAGAGACAAAATCAATCTTCTCTTCTCTCGTAAAATCCTCTTCTGGGGCGTATAAATTAATGTTTTCTTCCAGCTTCTTCTGACTCTTTGGCTTGTCTTGGATGCATGACATCCAAAAATGCTTGCAGCCAGTAAACCTCTCGTCGACTAATGAATCTAAAGCACCGCTGCGACAGAGCACATCTAGTGCTTTTTTGTTCAATTTTGAATATACGATCTCTTCATTATATAGCAACTCCTCGACAGTGGTAAAAGGACGATTGTTGAGAATCTGCTCAACAGCCTTTTCGCCTAGGCCCTTGATGGAGCTGAAAGGCTGGATGAGGGTCTTCCCATCGCCTGCAATCTCCCATTGTTCAGTCGAGGTGTTGATGTTGATCTGCTCAATATTAAACCCATGTTTCTGAGCAAGGCTAATAGCTGCCTCTTTGCGAGATTCTGGCTCTTTGTCAAGGAAAGCTGCAGCCCAGCACTCAGGATAGTAGTTAAGAAGCCAGGCGCACTGGAAAGACAAGATTGAGTATGATACCGCATGCGACTTGTTAAAGCCATAGCCAGAGAAGTACTCAAATTTCTGCCAAAGGCCTTGTGCCGTTGACCGATCGATGCCCTTCTCGACGCAGCCGGCAATAAACTTATCATAAATCTTGTTTTTTGCCTGTGCCCCCTTACCTGTACCTTTCTTGGTAAGGAGCTTGCGCAGCGCGTTGCCTTCATCCATTGTCAAATCCTTACCCAGCTTGTGAGCAAGAAGCGCAATCTGCTCTTGGAAAATCAAGAACCCTGCAGTTTCTTCGGTCACTCCTTTATCTAAGTCATTGAGATAATTAATCTCCTCAGGGCTGTGCTTGGCCTTAACATACCGCTTGTCCACTCCTGCGCTCAGGGGGCCTGGTCGATAAATAGAAGTAATGGCCGAGATATCAATAATATCTTTTGGCTTTGCGCGCTTGCAAAACTTTTGGGCTCCAGCGTTTGTAAACTGAAAAACGCCCATGAAATTTCCCTTTTGGAAAATGTTCTCATATACTTTTTGATCACTGAGATCGATCTTATCTGGGTGGAGCTTGGAATCATAATACTCCTTAATATCTTGGAAGGAGGGATTCTCGTTTCCATGGTATCGTTTTAAAACATGCCCGACTGCAGATTGGATCATCTCCAGGGTAGAGAGGCCGAGCAGATCAAACTTAATAAAACCCAAAGGCTCAAGGTGTCTAACGTTCTGGCCTTCCGACCAGGGCGTCTGGACAACCCCCTTCGAGCAGATAAGAGGCATGTGCCTGTCAAGATCTTCTCCAATCACGACGCCGCCGGCGTGGCGGCTCGTGGACCTCACTTGTCCTACTAGTGCTTCGACATGGGTCTTGATATCGGGATACTTGTCTAGAAACTTAATCAGCGAATCGGAATACTTCATCACCTCCTCGAAAGTTGGAATGTACATTCCTGCGCGAATGCCATGATCTGCCTTTGCTTTTGGGGTTGCCTCCCTCACCATTCTTCCGGTGACAGAGTTGACCTCGACGAAAGGTACGTCGTAGAGCTTGCTAATATCCTTAATCAACGAACGCAACTGAAGTGTGTTGAAGTTTGAAATGGGCACGACAGTTGTGTCTCCCCATTCCTTGGCAAGAATTTCTTTAAGCCCGAATGCATCGCTAACATCGTAATCAATATCAGGATAGTCGGTCGCATCCGAGCGCAGAAAGCGGCTGAACAGAAGGCCATACTTAATCGGATCTACCTGAGTAATCCCAAGCGCGTACGCGACAAGAGAGCCCGCAGCGGAGCCGCGGCCGGGTCCGGAGAGCATGTGCTTGTTTGCCATGTCGCTAATCGCCTTCATGGTTAGGAAGTATTTGCTAAACCCCCTCTCGTTAATAACTGTAAGTTCATGCTTAAGACGGTCAATATATTCTTTGTTGTTGTCGAAGCCAAGCTTGCGAAGGGCAGCGATGGACTCTTTGATGAGCGTCTCCTCTGCATCAGCGCCGGAAGGGACAACGAATCCAGGCAAGCGTACTGTGTCGTCTGGCATAAAAGCCTCAATTCGCTCATTCGCAATCCAGTGGGTTTTCACGAGAGAGTCATAAATCAAGTCATCATCATACTCAACGCCACACTCTTTGGAATACTTCTTATAGGACTCCCACATCTGATCGCCGTTCTTGGGGTATAGCTCCATGCCCATCTCGTCAACGTCAACTGGAAGTTCAGACTTGAGATATTCGGGCTTGTTCTTCGATTTACCAAGCCAACCTAAGCGCTTATAAAGCTCTCGGTCTTTCCAGGCAGCGGCGCTTGGGTAATGTGAATCAGCAGTAGAGATAAGGTCAATGTCAAACTCCTCATGCATCTGGATGACATATTTATTTAGCTCGTGCTGCTCTGGTACATTGTTCCATTGCAGCTCGCCATACCAGCGGTCTCCAAGACAATCCATCATCTTGCGTGTGGTGGCCCTCATGGCGCCCAGGACTGCTTCAGGGCCGTCGTCGCGATTGTTCCAATAGTCTTTGGCGTAAACGCCGCCAAGACACGCAGAAGAGGCAATAACTCCCTCGCCATGCTCCTTTAAGAGCTTGTAGTCTAGCCTAGGCTTGCGATAGAAGTTATCACCCTGGTGAGAGTCAGAAACTATCTTGAAGATATTGTTCAAGCCAGTCTGATTCATAGCTAGCAACACAAGATGACCGCTATTATTAAGTTTGCTGGACTTGCCCTTAGAAGCCGTTTCGTCTTCTGCTTCGACTTTATCTGTGTCGTTGATGACCTTACGTGCTTGCTTCTTATCTTCTTTAATTCGATCGTACTCTCCCCTCCACTCCTCGATGGAGGCAATAAAATAGGCCTCGACGCCGAAGATTGGCTTAAAGGTCTTGCCTTGGGACTGCATCTTCTTTGCATGCAGAACCTGATAAGACAGACCATTCATGTTCCCATGGTCTGTCAAAGCAAGGGCCTCCATGCCATTTTCATATGCAAAGTCCATATGGTCTTGCGGATATCCAAAACCATCGAAGACCGAACCAGCAACGCTGTGTGCGTGCAAACCCACGAAGGGAATCTTACTCTCTTTTCTATTCATATTTGCCTCTGCAGACATTATAGAGACACAAAAGAGGAAATCAAACAGAAAGTGAATTATCTTTTTCAAAGAGGTAGAGACCAGTCTCTTCTAGGTTCAGCCTCTTTGGGATGGCTGCAAGCGGAAGAAGGCCATGAATGACAAAGACCAGGCCGGTGAGAAGCAGGCGCGCTCCAATTCCGCATGCAAAAAGTAAATGCTCCAGATATGACATATTTTTCTCTTGTAAGTGTTTAAACATCGTCTTCTACTCCTATACCGCTTAACTCGTTTTTCGGTATTAACGCGGGCTTTTGCAATGACTGCGAAAGAGCCTCTAAGTAAGTATCCCAACAAACAATACTGTCATAAGTTTTTATCTCTATCTTTTTAAAATTATTTACTTCTTCAAATATTCTTATGTCTTGGTCATTGTACCTATCATGAGAATATTTTTTTATAATCACATCCAAAGTTGAAGGGGGGAAGCTGGCGCCCAAGAAATCATTAGTCGCTATTGACTTGCCCTCAGAAGAGAGAGATATGCTTTCGCCTGAGCTTATTTCAGATCGGTATGGCTGTATGCAGCTTGGGTCGTATACCCCGCAAGGAAATGAAACATAGTAGCTTGTGGGCTTGAGCCATTTGCTCATCCCAGCTGATATCTTCTTCGATGTCAAGCCGCCGGCTAGAATTGAAAGCCAAGTGTTCTTCTGTTTGTAGAACCTTACGCCAACAGGAACATAGTATATCTTTATAAGCTTTCGATGCTCGTCAGGATATCTAGCTCTTGTTCTATTAAAGTAAACAGGATCATAGACGTAATCGCCGATTGCGTGGCGGACCAGCGGCTTGGTGTCGTCGTCGCACACTAGCCAGATTGTATTACATCCAGCATATGCGCACTCTATTACAGCGCGTTCGATGGCCAAGTAATTTAATGATATTGGCAACAAGGCGGGCCCGACAGGGCTGGTGATTTCAGACTCAATGCCTGAAACAGGGATTATTCCGGCTATATGTCGTATCATTAAGAACCTTTCAGGAAGTTAATTCTACCACATGATAAAGTTGTTTTTCAATTGGGTAGACATCTCTCTTCCAGAGATTCATCTTGGTCTCTACTCCAGCAGAGGAGAAAAGCTTTTCTAACTTCTGTCTTATAGTTGTGTCCGAATACTCTAGATCTTGAAGGTCTTCGGAAGTGAGATGCTGTTCGACGAGAACATCCCTCTTGTCGTTCTTTTGATCTATTCTTGTAGAAGGAAATGTCTTAATTGATTTAACCTTGCCCCAAGTATGGTACTGGACTTCCAGGGTCTCTGATGAGCCTCGTACATCAAGCCAGTCTATGACCCTGTAATAGTCTACTTCGCTATCTACTTCCGAACAAGCGACGTTCGACGCGCTGAAGAGATGCACCCTGGGACAAACAATGCTTGTCTTAACTCGGGGATGATGCACTATCATTCCGTCACGCAAATCAATAGCGACGGGCGGGGTGGTAAAAGGCGTACGCCCTTCAAGGGCGGCGTTCCAGAGCATGCTAGCTGCCATTTCTTCTTCTGGTTCATATGAGTGATATTTTAACCTAGAGTTGAGGATGATGTTTAAGCCGCACTCATCTGCGAACTGCATAGCGGCCATGGTGTGGCCAATAACAACATCCTCTTCCAGATTTAAAACTAGCATCCAGGCACAAAGTTTCTTTCTACTTTAATAAGGCGATGCCATTTTTTGAGCAAGGATAGGTGCAACGGCTTTTCTCGGCAACGGCCGTCGGCTTTTGGGGCTCTGATTGCGGTGACCCATGCAGCAACCCACCGTCGTTCCGGAGTTTTG